GCAAGTTCTGTGCGGGCCATCTGTTCCTGCAATTGATACTGCATCTGCTGTTGTTGCATTTCTTGCTGTGCTTGCTGCATAGCTTCAGCGTTCTTAATAATCTTGTTTTTGCCTTGTAATGTAGAGGCTTCAAGAAGATCCGCTGTTGTAATAGGCACACCAGCTTGTTGCAGTTCAAGCATTTGAGCAAACTGCATTTGTTTCTGCGTTTGCGTATTAAGGCCTTCTTCCACAACGGCATTATATTTACCAAAGGCTTTATTATAAAACTGCGGAGTTGGCTCTTCACCTTCAAGAATCTTCTTGATCTTGCCTGGGGTAAAGTTTGCTTGAATAATATCGATCATAATCTTGCCAAGCTGACGCTGTGAGCGGTCCAATTGATCAAACAGCACTTGAAGCGTGGTAAGGCCAGCACCTTGTCGGAGCATTGACAAGATACCAGCCTTATCGTCTACGGCCGAGCCTAATAATTCTTCATTCACACCACTGATCTCTTGCACTTCTTTTGCTAACAGTTCAGAAAGCTGGATCATTGAAGGCGGCACTTGTGGTGGGAGTATTTGTTGCACATCCGACATTTGGGCTTCGTCTTTAAGAGCGAGTCCTCGACCCTGTCCAGAGAGAAACACATCTTTTGGATTAACCAGCGCATTCTCTTTATAGATCCAGCCAGAATTAATTTGGCTTTCAAGTATATCCAATTCAATGATTCTTCGGCGATTGTACAAGTATTGAGCGTCACGCAAACCGCGCACAACACCTTGTATGCGGTGCGGGAAGTATGGCATTTGCGGATTATAGTACGCCAGTACAGGAACAAAAGGATACTGATCAATGCCAAGAGGGTTGGGGCCATCATACATAACCTTTCCTTGCACAACAATAGCAAGCTTAACTGTTGATACTTCTTGCTCAATCATAGTAATCGATGGATATGTCTGCAAAAACAACTCTAGGTTTTCTTGGTCTTCAGATCGCCATTCCATTGTTTCACCGGTCTCTGAATCCACAAGCATCTTCTGCGTACGATAATCTCTGTAGTAAAATTCGTCATAGGTCAAAAGATTCTTGTACCCATAGTTGTAAGACTCGGGCATAAACTGAAACTTCCCATCTCGGCCGGTTCCAGCGTCATTAACAGGCAAGTCGACAATCTCATCAGCCTTGTCGGGCAACAACGAGATACATTCGCGCTTAGTTAAAAACGATCGCTTCCAAATCGCATTGCAATCAGAAAGATCTGCTTTTCTAAAGTAGGGATCAATTAAAAAGGAGTTGTATGAGCAGTTATCCACTTTTATATTCCCCGAAACTGGATCGCTACGGTAGTCTACCCATACTTGCAACAAGTTCATGCCTGTTACTAAAGCACCGTGGAAAGATTCTGATATGGTCTCAAGAACGTTTTCTTGGTTATTGATCCACAGCATAACCTTAGTAAATTGATCAGCCGTCTCATTATCGCCATTTTCCACTGGAACAACAATGGTAGATTTACGATTACGGCGTTGATGACCCGAGATCATATTCACTACACGGCGAATGCGGTTAAAGTTAAACTGGCGTCGACGGTTTGCAGGAAGATTCCCATAAAGATCGGTCCATAAAGACTGGTCACCTACTTCAAATCGGGTATCAGTATCCATATCTGTTACTTTAATGACCTATTTCTAGGCGGGCGCTTTCTCTACTTACGCCTCACTATATTTCTATAGTGTTCAGAGCACCGCATCCGTTTTCACGGTCTTCTCGCTTGCTACGTTCACGCTGCACGCTTTCGCTGCTTGCGCCTTGTTGTCTTCGGCACCACCCGGTCAGAGTTTCAAGTCCATCAGAGAAGATTTAAAGAGGCCAAATTAAAATGGCAGAGCCTCTCCCCAGAATGATTGATTTATGGTAATACTTTCTGCGTAAAAAGCCTCCATTCTTGACAGTATGGCATTATCATCTTTAGAATTTGTGTAATATTGGGGTCCCAGTTGGGGAAAAAGCATCGTTAATCTCCTTGTTTTTTGGTCCGCCTTCTATTATTGGCGTTAACCTTGGGGGTCGTCCACCTACAATTGCCGGGCTCATAATTCCCATCATTATTTATCCTATCTAACTGCAATCCTGCTGGTCGCTCTCCCATATCTTCTAGGAAGTTTTCAAAAACAAGCCAGCGATCACATACTGTTATACCACGTCCGCCATAACAATGGTAATCCCGAAACTTAGGGTCTCGACATCTTTTTGTCATGTTTCGCCATGTATTGTAAGTGATTGTTCCAACCATGTTATGCTTTGCTCGCGCCTTATTGCGCATATTTGCAGAACACTTAAGACATTGCGTGGTTTTTCCAGATGTTAATGCCGTCTTTGCAACAACTTTAATATTCCCACAATCACACTGACACTTAAGCATCATGCAACTGTTGTTTTTTCTCCCATCAATAGACAGCACCGTATATTTTCCAAACTTAATCCCAATTACTGGCGAACTCTCGCGAGAATCATACATGCATCTTCTACACTTGGTCGATTGACCCCTCATAAGAGAGTCAATCCTTACCAGTTTTTCTGTTCCACATTCGCACTGACACATAATAACCTTGATCTTGTGTTTGTCGTATTGCGGTTCACCTATAACTGTCCATTTTCCATACTTATTGCCCGTCATAAAAACCTTTCTGTTATAGTATTATTATAACAGAAATATTGAATAAGCGTTACTCATTACGCTTCATCTTTGTGTAAAGCTTGCGCACCCGACCCTGTGCCTTTTTACGCTGTGGCGTTTGTTCAACATCATAGGGATCAGAAACAATCTTATCTGGCTCAAATACCCAACAAGGATTTCGCTCACAATTTAATGGATCATCGCACGAATGTGGCACTAAAGCGCGCAATTGCATCTCGTGCTTCTGCTGCTTAAATGCCTCTTTCACTCGAGTAACAATCGGGTTCTCCTGCGTCATGGTTGGCTTAATAGGAGTAAATACAATGTCTTGATTCACAATGCGCTTGCGCGAAAGAAAATCTTTAATCTTTTTCAGCATTTTCGCTCTCCAAAAATCCAAGATCGTTTTTAACTTGATATGCTTCAAAATTTAATGGTGCTGCTTTTTTATCTTCCAGCTCGACTGTTACGCGGTCAGCTTTTTGATGTTCTGATGGCTCACATATAAAGTCATCAGGATTTGCGCCGTAATCCCACTGCACAATAGCGCCCATAAAGTCGTCATCCTTTTTAAAATAGCGCGCTATTGCACCTTTTACATACCGCTTTATAATCATATGGCGAATACGCATCTGCGCACGCTCATCTGCTTTATCTGTTGGTGGATGTATCAAGTATTCTTTATCGCCAAGCTTAATTGTGTAACTCTTGCGATCAGATGCCAGAGCATTATAAAACTCCTGCACCATATCTTTTAACGCGTGCTCAAACTGAACACACGCCATATGTAATTTCTTTTCCATGGACTCCCTTAGTAATTACTTCTCTTCTACAAATAAATAGCTATCGCTATCCTCTTTCAGATTCATATTGTTGTGCTCTTTCTTGTGCTCATTACACATACCAATAGTTGTAAGCGGATACTTCTTATCTACAAGCAACCACTGATAATCGTTTTTGCATCTGAAAAAACAACGCTTTGATTTATTTAGCAATGGATACTCCTCAATATTCAGGCAAGTCTGTTCTGAAAACAGATGGCATATTTGAACTCTCTCCATACACGGCCTCTCTATATCTTTTGTCCAATTCCTCGGGGGAGGATTTATTAGTAACTTTAGGCAACGCTACGCACATATAACGCATCGCGTCAGAATTTTTGACGATTGCGCCATTAGAAAGCGAAAAATGCCCTACGCCTTCAACAGTTATGCAACCAACATCATGCCGTTCTTTTACTTTTTCTATGCGCTCGACCATAGGCTGCTTTGCAGTTTGGATGACAGAACTTTTGCAAGTTAACTTTTCTAATAAGGAGCATAACCTCTTTACCGCAAAACTTACATTTGCCAAGCTCTCTTTTATGTTTTTCCCAAGACCTAATCCTTTTTGCGTGCTCGCTATGCCATTTTCTGCCCTCATCGCTACCATGCCATTTAATAGCAGCATCTCTTGCCTTTTTACTAATACCCTTGCTGTTTGGTTGCGGCATACTAAGGTGCTCGCTTTTTGGTAAACATATAAGATTAGATAAAGAGTTATTGAACCTATTATTGTCTTTGTGGTGAATATGACATCCTTCAGGTATTTCGCCATATGCGTCGCTCCAGACTTTACGATGAAGCCTTTTGCCATATCCTCCTGCAAAATATCGCTGCCCCCATAGTTTGTAAGTCTTTGATCGATATAATTGCTTACATTCGTCAACGATGACTGGATCTTCATACCGCTCTTGAGGCTCTCGGCAGATATCCATCCTTGTTCCGTCAAGAATAAATGATCCGGCGTACAAATCACTTGAACACCATCGGCAAACACTACTTTTACCACGCTCGCATTTTTGCGATTGATTTTGAATCCGTTGCATTTTTTCCACCCATTAAGTGTTAAAACTTCTTCATCTTTTTTAACACTTATCATAGGACGCATACCGGATCGCGTCAATATAGGTGTATCACCAACAAAACAAGCATGTGAAGCAAAATCATGAAGCGGTTGCCCCTTATACACTTGTCTTTTAGGATCATATTCTTGTCGGTAATTCTCTAAAGATTTAATTAAAGACGCGCAGTTTCTTTCATCAAACCACATCTTAGGCAGGTTGCGACGGACCGCCTCAATACCGTCCTCAATCCCGGGCTGCTTTTCCGAATAACGTATAAAAGTAACACCCAAGTCATGCATCGTCTTCCAGCGGCTGATGCCCGTGGATAGATCATGGACAGCAATATCGAACGGTGCGATATGCTTGCCGTACGTGTATTCCTTTTGTTGCAGTATGCGAACATAATGCTCTAAGCCTTTTTTGTTGTTTTCATAATAATCAATAACGCGAATCACTTGGCCAACAACCTGAAAGAATATGATAACTGTAGGGTCATTGTAACCAAGATCCCACGCCGTATGCACAGGAAATCCTGGCTCATAAGGAACATGAGTAATCTGTCCTCGAAGTCTCAATTCATCTAAGTTTTTGGCATAATAAGATCCTTCAACACCAAGGGTAAAACTGCACCAAAACTCTTGAAGAGCAAGATCGCGAGATATCTGTCCGGTTTCTATTTCTTTTTCTATTTCATCAAGAGAAATGTGCTTTGTGTCTTCTACGGTAAGAAGTTCACAAAACCAGTCCTTAGAGTGTGAAGCGATATTATAAAGCTCCCAAAAAGCATTTTTGCCCCGTGGCGTGCTCTCAAAAAGAGCCCACCCGTCCGACGCTTTCAAAATAGGCAAGGAATAACTCCAAGCCCGTGGATCTTGGAGTGCGTATTCAGAAAAGATCATACCAACGGCGTTGGTACCCACAAGGGTATTGTCAAAATTGTCTGAGCCAATAATTTGAATCTGCGATCCGTTCTTTAAGCGAATGCGCATTTGCTGTTCATTGCGAGATTCAACAAGCTCTTCAGGAATGTAGTAATTGAGCACTCGGTTACCAGAGATATCAATAGCATCCCACAAAATTCGCCTTCCAGAAGAAAAGGTTGGGAATACATAGAAGTATGTGCCAACTCGCCTTAATGCTTGCCGTAAAAGCAAATTTATGGCAACTAGGTCCTTACCGCTTCTGCGCGGCCAAACGAGCAACAATCGTTTATAGCCCTTATTTTCTAAAGCGTCACAAACACGCTTTTGATAGTCCCGAGGCTTAAAGCGATTAAGCTTGATAATTGTTTCAGGCCTGGTCCCCGGCAGACTCGTTATCTTGTCCATCTACTACTTCCTTTGCTGGCACTACAAACTCTGATCCATCTTCATTAAGCAATTCAATGTTGTCATGGAAGGTCGTCCCTTCAGTCACCCACCCACAACGGAAATTCTCGTTCTCTTCGATTGGCTCTACCCATATCTTGCCGCATACACACTGTTGCGTTTCGTTGTTAGCAGTTAATATTTGGTTGCAGCCTTTGCATTTAACTTTGAGCATCTTCTTCCTTTTTAGTTGGCCTATCGCCACACGCATTACAATTACACTCTGGAACTAATTTATTCTGAACAGCAAGTTCATGATTCTTTACATACGCATCAAATAACTCTGCCGCAGATCTAAAGTAGCGATAGCAGATTTTGTGAGCGGGGTGCAGAATATCATTTATACACACAAGTGTGGTAGTAAGCACTTTTGCCCGTGCTAATGACTCTGGAGAATCTGAACCATCTTGCTTAAGATCTAACTTACGCAACTCAGATTTTATAGCTTCCATGTGCTCAAGGGCACCCAGTATTACGTCCTTAAGAATCGATTCAACTTCCTTAAGGGTATATTTTCTACTCATCCTTACTCCTTACTCATTAACCCAAACACCTAAATCGGCCGCATCGGCACCAACTTTTTCAGTGCGCAACTTTTTAATGCGACTAATAACTATATCAAATACTTCAGCAGTTGGTATCAATGTTTGTACCGGAGAGTCTTGATCAACACGCACGAGCATTCCATCAGTCTGATTGCAGAGCTTAGCTAAAAGCGTTGTGGGCTTGCTAGATCTCAGCTCCGTATCCACATAGCGCGTAAAAACTACCACAGCATCAGCTTTCCAATCGCGCACCATAGCGCACGCAGGGGCGGTTATTAAAAGTGTCAGGTAAAGTAATTTATTCATGTTATTCTCCGTATTGATTGATTGGCGACTTCTTCTCAACTTCATGATCATATTTAGGACGATGCTTATTGCAGTATGCCTTCAGCTCCCCGTTCTCAAAACGAACAACTTCTGCTTCTGCTCTACAATGACAATATTGCTGATGGCCATTGAATATAATCTTTTTACCATCCATGATTATCTCCGTTCTTGTTGTTTTAACTTCTGGCTCTGCAGCCATCATGTTTAATGCTAAAAGCGCTATAAATGGATTCACTTAACTTCCTTTGCATTGTCCACGGCTTTCACAAACTCCTCATCCAAGGTCTTATACTCCGTAAAGTCAGCCTTGTCATCCTGCTCATGAAGATATATATGGTGTACACGCCCCTGCGGTTGGGGATAGAAATAATTCCATACCCACAAAAGGGAAGCTAGCAAGCAACTTAAACAAATCACCCATACTATTCCCCGCGCAAGCATATCAAGGCATTCATTCATTAGTTTCATTCTTCGTCTTTCTTAATAACAGGAACATCACTCACTTCAAACGGCTGCATTATCACCTTTACATCCCCCGCTGCTGCTTGTTGAGCTGCGAGCTTCTGCGCATGCCTATAATCCGCCATGGCTTTCCAGTCAGGATCATAGTGAGGCTGCATAAAGGCAATCGTGCCTGCATCGAATTCTTTAATGATCGCCCCAATCTCTCTGCGTGTTGCTATCATATCCATAGCTACAGTATGTGCTTGCTTTAAGACGGGGAACTTTTCGCACCAGGTATAAAACGTGTCTTTGGGGATTCCCTTTTGATAATAGAACTGGGCAAGCTTCAAAGGCTGCTTGAATCGCTTTTGGTCATCATCCATAGCCCAGGCTACCAGGTCAGTAGCAAGATCTTCAATAAAGCTCTCTGTAACAGGGTGTTTCTTGAAAGATCGTATATTCAAGTAGTCTTCAAGCCAAGGCGTAGGAGTTTTTGTATCTTTATTGCCAGAATTGCTAGTATTGCTTATTTTTCTGGGTTTTTTATCCGGTTTGGCTATTTTTGGTGTGCCCTTCATGCTTCTCCTTTTATGCGTGAATTTCTTCAGAGTCATCAATAAACACTACTTCGGCTGGTTCGCCTTCGAGTGCTGCTTTCCAAAGCGTTGCTATATTCTTGTAAGTTCTGTGTTGCAGCTCATCTCTTTCTATATCATCTAATGCCTGAAAGTCATAGTAACGTGTAACGTCCATAATAACTGAGGCACACAGCTTGATAAGCGATTCATGTGGCATAGTGCCCAGAAACGTCTCAAGCTTGTTCTTTGCTTCTATTCCATCCACTTTTTTCTCCTTTAAGCGTTTGCGAAATAAGCCATAGCGGTTACCGTGACCATGGCTGCTATCACCATAATTGACTCTATAATCATAGTTCTCCTATTAAAAAAGCAGAAGCAACCGAAGTTACCTCTGCCTGCAATAAAAAATTGATCTTTTACGATCACTCACAATATAGCACTTTGTATTACAATTGTCAATTGTTGTTATTTAGGATGGCTACTCGTTTTCCCAAGGGAGCAAGTCTTGGTATTGAGGTGAAAAATCAGCATTAACTTTTTGTTCAATGTTTTTATCGATTTCAAGAAGAAGCTCTTCAATATGTGGCGCGCATTCAATGCGTATATGAATTTTGCATTCTATAAGAGGTCGATAATCGCTCGTTGTTTTAGAATAAACAATGCGCCAATTGTCGTGATATTTTGTCCATCCAAGAGAGCCGTCATTTACCTGAATAAATGAACTCACGTATGCGCCAATATCAAGAAGTTGGCTTTCAGTATCTTTAATCGTGTTGCTTACGCGATCAAAATACTGATTTAGTTTTTCGCTTTTTTCCTTTAAGCGTTCCATTGCCTGACTCATGCGTTCCCCAATAAAATTTAAAACAAAAAATAACGCCTTAATACATATCACATGATATCATTTTGTATCACAATTGTCAATTGTTGTTATTTAGGCCGGTCTAGTTATACCAAGTATGTTTAAGTACTCTCGAGCAAGCGATCTTTTTTGTTCTGCTACTTCAGGGCTAAATCGCGCAAAGTATTCTTCGTTTTTCCTCCGAGCGTCTGCTTGGCGCTGTTCTTTGTTATCAACCTCGGTATGACCCTTAAAGGTAGCATACGCACCTGACTTGACTGCTGGTTGTTGATAATTATGCGAGCTTCCCGTTGATGGTGGTCTTAACCGTGGCGCTCCCACTACCCACTTAGCATCGTCAGGAAGGCTGTGAATTTCGCTCAGGCTGTAAAACAACTGCCAGTCCAAGTCAAGCTTATGCAGAGCGCAATACTTGAGGCATATCGCAAAATACCACGCAAAGTGATCATTCACGTCAGAAGAGTTATGAAGCGCTTTCGTTGCGTAGTCGAGCACCTCATCAGGAAATATCGATAGCTTGATCTGCCCCCACTTGGAGAGATTAAGCACGTCTGTAGCTCGATCCATAGCCGGAGTCTTGATAAAATTGCTCATGTTTCTGTCCTTTTTTTGTGTTGTCGTCAAAAATTAACTCCCGTATGTCATATGGGAGACTGTTTTTCTGTAAAATATCACCTTGCGAGACAAAACATACTTCGTCTGGTTCAAGGTTAAGAGAAATATAGCCATAATATGGCTGAGGAAGAGATAAGAAGTGTTCTTCCGGGGCAACCAGTGCCCTTCTTATCTTACTTGATGTGACATTTGAGATGCCAAACGATAATAATGCTGCTAGAGGTAGGTTTTTGAGCACAGGGAATATATGGCGTAGCTCATCTGCGCACATCACAAACCATGGGCTTAAGGTATAAATACTTGTCGTATTGTATCGTTTCTTTTTGGTGATAAAACCATGCTCTGCAAGAATCTTTATAAGTCTATTAACCGTTTCTCGCTCAAGGCCTACTTCTTGCGCGATGAGCGTCTGAGACGGGTATATGACGCGATACTTACGGGATAACTTTAAGAAAATCTCGAGAATCCGTTTAATACTCGGAGAAAGAATCAAATAAAAAGATTGCGTAAAATCTTTTTTTGAATTATAGTTCATAGTGTAAATCTCCTGTGGGCCTTAAGTAGTCTCCTGGATATTTCGACACAAACTGCACCATATTGAAGCTTCGGTTTTGATATATTCGCAAGGTTCAAACTGTTCCCTGTGTTCATGTTTTCCTTTCGTTTACTTGGTTAGTTCCCAAGTGGTGGTGAGATCGGTTTATGTTCTTAAAAAATTAAGCTCGGGGTAAAACCCGGGCTTGTTTTTTATTCGCACACTTATTCC